CCTACTCAGAGAAGTAACTATTGCATTTCATGCCGCAGATAATTTGCGATTCTGCTACGGTTTTGTTGAAAAGATCATGGTATCCAAGTCTAGCTTAGGTGACGCTGTAGCCTAGAGATAAGCAAAGATTTTGCCCTATTGATCGGCATATCGACCCTTTCAACCGGTCGCACTAGCTGAGATCGGGCGCGAAAGCAGGACTTTGTAATTCTTACTTTAGCTCTTACCGATCTCGTCAGAGGCGGCGATTGCCTCATCATCACGGTGAAGCTGATCCAGTGTGAGGCCTCTGTTCAAGAGCGCCATAGCGACTGTTTCGAGGACTGCAGGGCTTTCATCCTGACTGTAACGCTGGTCGATTTCGTCATAGACGGCGATTTCTTCGTCACCACGATCAAGCTGACCCAACATGATGCCTTTGTTAAAGAGCGCCTTGGCTACCTGTCCGCGCAGTGTGGGGCTCTGATCCTGGCCGTAACGCTGGTCAATTTTGTCAAAGACGGAGGTTGCCTCCACACCACGATCAAGCTGACCCAGTCTGAGGCCTTTGTTGAAGAGCGCCTTGACGACCTGTTCGCGCAGTGTGGGGCTGTCATCCTGGCCGTAACGCTGGTCGATTTCGTCATAGACGGCGATTTCTTCGTCACCACGATCAAGCTGACCCAGCGTGATGCCTTTGTTCAAGAGCGCCTTGGCGACCTGTCCGCGCAGTGCGGGGCTCTCATCCTGGCCGTAACGCTGGTCGATCTCGTCATAGACGACGATTTCTTCATCAACACGATCAAGCTGACCCAGTGTGATGCCTTTGTTCAAGAGCGCCTTGGCGACCTGTTCGCGTAGTGTGGAACTGTCATCCTGGCCGTAACGCTGGTTTATCTCGTCATAGACGGCGTTTTCTTCGTGAAAACGATTAAGCTGACTCAGTATGACCCCTTTGTTCAAAAGTACCTTGGCGACGTGTTCACGCAGTGCGGGGCTGTCATCCTGGCCGTAACGCTGGTCGATTTCGTCATAAACGGCGGCTGCCTCCTCACCACGATCAAGCTGACCCAGTCTGAGGCCTTTGTTGAAGAGCGCCTTGGCGACCTGTTCGCGCAGTGCGGGGCTCTCATCCTGGCCGTAACGCTGGTCGATTTCGTCATAGACGGCGATTGCTTCCTCATTACGGTCAAGCTGACCCAGAGTGATTGCTTTGTTCAAGAGCACCTTGGCGACCTGTTCGCGTAGTGCGAGGCTGTCATCCTGGCCGTAACGCTGGTCGATTTCGTCATAAACGGCGATTTCATCCTGGCCGCGATCAAGCACACCCAGTCTGAGGCCTTTATTCAAGAGCATTTCGGCGACCTTTTCGCGCATTGCGGGGCTGTCATCCTGACCATAACGATGGTCGATCTCGTCATAGACGGCGATTGCTTCCTCACTACGGTCAAGCTGACCCAGGGTGATACCTTTATAGGTGAGCGCCTTGACGACATGTTCGCGCAGTGCGGGGCTGTCATCTTGGCCGTAACGCTGGTCGATTTCGTCATAGACGGCGATTTCCTCTTCATCACGATCAAGCTGACCCAGTCTGACGCCTTTGTTCACGAGCGACTTGGCGACCTGTTCTCGGACTGCAGGGCTGTCATCCTGAACGTAGCGCTGGTCGATCTCATTGTAGACGGCGATTTCTTCCTCACTACGACCAAGCTGACCCAGTCTGACGCCTTTGTTCAAGAGCGACTTGGCGACCTGTTCGCGGACGGCAGAGCTTCCATCCTGGCCGTAACGCTGGTAGATCTCGTCATAGATGGCGATTGCTTCCTCTACACGGTCAAGCTGACTCAGAGTGATGCCTTTATAGACGAGCGCTTTGGCGACCTCTTCGCGCAGTACAGGACTGTCATCCTGGCCGTAACGCTGGTCGATCTCGTCGTAGACTGCGATTTCTTCCTCACCACGATCAAGCTGGCCCAGTCTGACGCCCTTGTTCAAGAGCACCATCGCGACCTGTTCGCGCAGTGCAGGGCTTTCATCCTGGCCGTAACGCTGTTCGATTTCGTCATAGACGGCGATTGCTTCCTCACTACGACCGAGCTCGCCGAGAGTGATCGCACGAGCAATCATGAGGTTGATGCGTTTCTCAGGCAAAAGCGATTCCGCTTGTGCTTGTTTTATAGCTTTCTCAAAACTGAGCAAAGCTGAATCTAAGCGATGAGCAAAGTATTCATCGAGGCCGCGGGCAAAATGATCACCTGACGAGAATTCCTTTTCCGGTTTCAATTCCAGGGCTTGACTGGTTTCTCGAACAGCATTGACGGTTGTCGGGTCAGTTAGTCGTTGTGAACCTTGATCTTTGCTGCCGATTTGGGATAGAAAAATCCGGGCTGTCTGATCAAAGGTTTGCCGGACTTGCTCTGCATGATGATTGACCTTATTCCTTTCCCGATCAATTTCAATAATCGTATCTGTAATGTATTTCCGGATCACTACGACCTCTGACTGCAGTGCATCAGTATTGTTTTTTCGGAGCTCCAACATATCTGACTGCAGTGCATCGGTAGTGTTTTTCCGGAGTGCCAACATCTCTGACTGCAGTGCATCGATCTGTTCATGATGTTTTACGCTATGTTCTTTAAACCACTGCTGAGCTGCTTCCTTGGCTTCTGCTACTGCACGGTTCTTCGCGCTGACGTAAACGGCAAGACCGGCAATGATCGCAATAATTGCAATGATGACAGTGATACCTATTCCAACCAGTGTAGATAAATTCGAAATGGCACCCATGTAGTTGGCCTGCTGTGCCGTCGAGATGCCCAGGTCACCGATACGTTTATCCTGGGCATCGAGCCTGTTGCTCGTGACCTCCTTGAGTATTGCGACGCTCTCGTCCAATGTCTGGATTTGCTGGATCATGTCTTGATTTTTTGGTGAAGCGGAGGTCGCCATCGGGGCAAAAAATGCCAGACACAGGAATATGCCCGATAGGATTATGCGCATGCTCATTCACTCAGTGAGGACGTTATGTATAGGTATGGTCGGGAATTTATCAGTAATGGGCCAAGTGGTGTTGCAAGAAATGTAATATTCGGTAAGGGATTAGGCGCCCAACCTCCGTATTTTCCAAAACTGGTGATGAACATTCTGGTCCTGGCCGCGTTTAGGCAAGCACTTATTTGGTAGGCCGCTGCTATGCTTAGCCCTTTTTAGGTGGGATCGTACACATGTCAGCAGCATACTCACTCCCGGATTTGCTTGAACGAATGTACGAAAATCAGCTTGCGTTGGAAGCAGCTCTGATGGAGCTAGCGCTCCAAAGCGAGAAGCAAGGCTTGGATGAGGTTGGTAATAACGTACGTGGTGCTCTATTCGTGATCGGCGAAAACGCTGGGCACATCAAGCAGGGCTTGGCGAAGCTACGAACCAATCGTCTCTGACAAAGCACACCCCAATTGTGTAGGGGTATGAGCGCGGTTTTAGCGGATAGGCCCGTGGTTGCTGGCTGTAATGCGTGCATGTATCTGTTGCATAAACGCGTTTGGCATTGGATGGCATAGATTGGCGTATGGTTTGCCCCATTTTTGCCCCACGCTCGGCGCTCGAGGCTCTAGAGAAACGATCCGTCCGATGATGGATTGGACGTAGGCCTCCCCAAACGCCCCGCAGGCTCCGAATACAACCCGTTGCGCACCAGCACCCGTAGCAATTTTTAAGCAAGCCGCAATTACCGCCGGACAGGGGTACTATCGGTACTATGCTTGGACTTATCCTCGAAAGGCGTCAAAACCATACCGGGTGATCATTCGTTATCGGATGTGCTGGAGAGGATGTACACCAATCAACTGGCCCTGGAGGCCGCATTGATGGATCTGACGTTACAAACCGAATGGCAAGGTATGCCAGAGGTCGGTGAGAATGTACGTGGGGCACTGAAAATCATTGGGAAAACGCCAGCCATATCAAACAGGGCTTTGCCAAACTCCGGGGTACGAATCTCGGCGAAGCATCAGCTTCTTGAGCTGACCTCAGGATCGTGCTAGGTGAGCCGATTGATGAACCGTATGAGTTTTCAACTCAAAATACTTTAGCCGTTTGCACAGACCGCACAGGGAAAACCAACACCCTTCATTACGTAAATCGCATAATTTCCTAGATGACACGATTCGCGTCCATGCCACGAACACATTCAGCCTTGCGTCTGACCATGGCTAACGGCTAGCATCTGAATATTTAAGATGGTAAATACAGGGAGTAAGTATGCAAATTCAGAACGAAGCACTTTTTCGTCATAGTTTGTCGGAAGGAATAAATCTATTTCTCGGTGCGGGATTTTCAGTCTTAGCGGAAGGGGACAACAAAAAACTTCCAGTTGGTGATGATTTAAAACTTGAACTCCTTGATCACTTCAAACGTAAGAAGCCATCAGCTTTAAATCTAGCACAGCTATGTCAAATACTGTCAAGCACAAACAAAGATGAACTAGTAAACTTTTTCAAGGCAAGATTCACAGTAACAAAGTTTTCCCCTTCCTATAACGAACTTGAAAAAGCGAATATCAAGGCAATATTTACTACAAATATTGACGACCTTGTTTTTAATATATTCAAAGACAGCTATAAGTATTATATTAATGACATTCAGTTAAGAGGTCCGGTAATATCCGGATCTAACGCAATAGACTACGTAGCCCTGCATGGTTCCGTTGCTTACCCAGATGCTGATTTCGCATTTTCCCCTATCGAAATTGCTTCGAGCTTTGAGCGAGACAAAGACAAGTGGTTTGGATATATAGGCAGAATCCAAACCACTCCCACTTTATATTGGGGATATCGAGTTGAGGACGCTGGTGTACTACAAGCCCTTGCAAAAGAATCTACCAGAGGTAGAAAAAAAGCCGACGCATGGATTGTTTTGAGAAAAAACGATGAGGAAGCAATAGAGTATTATTCGTCCTTAGGGTTCCAAATCATAATATCGGAGACAGAGGAGCTACTGAAGTACATAGGTGCAAATACTGCAGCCAGCACTCTCACACAAAACAACTATACACTTGGGAACATATTCAGAGAGTATCAAATCCCTCAACTAGCGACAGTACCGGTTCGATCTTTAACAGAATTCTTCCTCGGAGCAGAACCAACTTGGTATGACATATACTCAGGTAAACTTCATGAGACAGCTCACTTCGCAGCAGCAAAAAACTCAATCCTAGGTTCCAAGCATGTGGTTTTAATTGGCGGGCCTGTTACAGGTAAATCTACATTACTCAAACAATTGGCAATTGGGCTAACAGGACTGGGCACATCTTTTTATATAAATGAAATAACACCAGAGAAAGCAAAACTCTTGGTTCGCGACATAGACAATAAAAACTCTAAAGTCTTAGCCTTTATAGATAATGCAGCTGATGCATCCGAAGCAATTCAAATCTTGATAAAAAGCAAGAATATTAAGATTGTTGCCACAGAGAGAGATTACATATTCGATAGCGTTTCACACCGATTCCCAACAAGATCATTCAAATTACTGGATGTCTCAGGTCTTTCAGAAATCGATACTCAGGCAGTTCAAAATAGCATCCCTAACGATGTAAAACGCAAATTATTTAGTCAATCCGACGACCAACTCGCATCCGGTGCTGAGCCTACATTTTTTGATGTCATCACTGCAACTATAACTGAAAACTCATTAGCTGATAGATTTATTAATGCAATCAAAAGTATGAAACTGAGCATGCCTGCGGAGCATGACGTGCTTTTGATGGCGTGTTATTTACACGCATGCCGCGTTCCAACGTCGGTTGACATTGCATCTGCTTTTGTTAGAAATTTCAACCTCTCTGCCATGGAAGCATTTAACATCTTAGAGTCTATGGGATCATTGTTATCTCCATACGAAGGGACCCTAGCCGACAGTGAGCAAGCATTCTATGTTCCGAGATCCAGAGCTGTAGCGGAGGTAGTTATGAGCAGAGTTCCCGCTCATGACTTGAGACGAATGCTGGAAATGTTTCACTCTGAAGTTTCTCCGACTAAGATATCACGATACGATATTTTCCGAAGGGCAGCCTATGACGCACGAACCATAGGAAGAGCTTTTCCAAAGTGGGAAGACGGCCTAGGGTTTTATGACGTTGCATTTCGACGCGACCCAACGCACTCTTTAAAACAGCAGGGTGCTCTGTACCTTTCTCAGAAGAAAAACTATGAACTCGCTTTCTCTTGGATAGACGAGGCAAGGGGGATGACCGGCCATAACAACCCAACTATCAGAAATTCTTATGCCGTTATTCTCTTCGCAGCGAACTATGACAAGATGGCCACGCCAGAAGTACTTGCAACATTAGACGAAAGCATGGAAATTTTGCAAAAGTGCTATGATGACGACTATCGCAAGGTTTATCACGCAAAAATATTTGCGGAACAAGCTATTAAATACTCGAGAAAGTTTCCCGACTCCAAAAAACTTACAACTTACTTGGATAAAGGCGAATCGTGGCTTGACGCCGAGTTGAAGAACCGCCCAGGTGATCGTTGGATGAGAAACCTGCTTCGCCAAATTAAGAAGCTAAACAGGTAGGCTCTTAGCACTAGGGGAGAATTGTATGACTCCCCTTTTGACTTTAAATTATTGTTTGAATGACATTATTATTTAGAGTCGAGCCCTTTTTTATGAACTCATGAGCTTACCAACCGGGATCGAACGGGTCGTGGATAGCGTTCGTAATCACAGAGCTGATTTAATTAAGCCACATCCATTGTGGCGAAATGGATTACCAAATAAGCTTTGAAGTTCGATATAACACTGTACCGCCCAAGACTTTGTCGGACTCAATCAAGAGTGAACGTAATGCGGAAAGCACCTACTGCTATCTTTTTTCAACCCGAAAAATGGGGAACACTTTCAAAGTTTAAATTTTTCTATATGGGCACACATACGTTTAGCAGCGACACAACCAAGGCAATAACCGGAGTCGCAAACCACTTTAACAAAGCCCAAATCCTATATAACCTTGCCTGCAAACTCAGCCCAAACTTACAAATTGATGAAGAAGAACTAAATCAAAACGGACATACAGCTGCGATCAACTCCGCAGAATTTACTGCTGTAGCGGAAGAAGTCTTTACGGAACTATACTCATCTATTGACTGCACTCGAAAAATCATTGTCAGTATTTATAGAAAATGCCGAAAAATACCCGACTCCACTCGGAAACTTTTTCAACGAATTAGGGATCATGAGCTAGGCAGCGATTTCCCTGATGAACTAAAAAACGCTTTTCTTTCTGCCAACTGGTACGAAGAGCTCCTCAGAATTAGAGATGAACTCACCCACTCAGAATTGGGCAGCTGCACCCTCAACAGAGAAAACAAAAGCATCCAATATATGCATACAGGAATAAAGATCGAAGGAAAACCTTTAATCATCCCGGACATATTGAGAAAAATTGAAATTCTGATTTTTGAAGTTAATAAATTCTTAGGACAAGTATTTTCTTTTCTTAACAATCAATTGAAACCCCACACAACCACTCAAATTTGCGGAATGTGCGCGGGTAAAATATTGATACGCGAACTTCCTCTGGAAGAGCACATCACTTTTCATAGCGGAACTTGTATCTCTCACAATTGGTTCGAAAAACCAAACGAAACAAGGTGTCCAGCTGCTGAAACCTGTGGTGCTTATATTAGGGCGATGACAAAGATAGAAGCACCACTAGATCAGCAATTCGTTGAACACTGTTTAAAAAAGACAACCTAATTCTTCGGGAGCCCAGTTTAAAATCACCAACTCACCGCTTACATCGGCTTTGCACTGTCGCTGATTCGTATTGCTGTAGCGGATATCCAGTTTCTCGAAATGAAAGCCCTCGAATACGTGGCGAATGTCCGGATGATCGTTGATGCTGACCATCACCTTGCCCTTACAGCGGCGCATAAAATCGGCCATCCGCTCGTAGTTCTCAAAGGGAAAGTCCACGCCATAACCGGCCGTCTGCCAGTAAGGCGGATCCATGTAGTGGAAGGTGTAGTCACGATCGTAGCGCTCTGCGCACTCTAGCCAACTCAGGTTTTCGACGTAGGTGCCTGAAAGTCGCTGCCAAGCGGCTGAGAGGTTTTCCTCAATCCGCAGCAGGTTGATGGCTGGGCCAGTGGTCGCGGTACCGAACGTTTGCCCGGTGACCTTGCCGGCAAAGGCATGATGCTGCAGGTAGAAGAATCGTGCGGCGCGCTGGATGTCGGTGAGGGTTTCTGGGCGGATCATCTTCTGCCATTCAAACACCTGGCGGGAGCTTAGCGCCCATTTGAACTGACGCACGAATTCTTCCAGATGGTTCTGCACAACGCGGTACAGCGTCACCAGGTCGCCATTGATGTCGTTGAGGACTTCAACCGGTGCGGCCTGAGGACGCATGAAGTAGAGCGCGGCGCCGCCGGCAAAGGCTTCGACGTAGCATTCGTGAGGTGGGAAGAGCGGGATAAGGCGATCGGCCAGGCGGCGTTTGCCGCCCATCCAAGGGATGATAGGGGTGGACATAAAAGCAAGACCTTTGCTGTATGAATAAACAGTGCTAGGCTAATTTCGCTTTGTGCACGAAGCAGGAGCCTTGGCTGGACTTGCAGGTGTGTTCTGCGGGGAAGGTGGACGGGTTGGATGTTGGCGCATCCAGCTCGTCCGCTCCTTTCATTTCGATGTAGAGACTTCTTTTGCGTAGGTCTGACACGCCCTCAAGGCGATCAATCCTTGGTCGCCGGCATCGGTGATGGCGATAATTCGTTGAGCATGCGCTCGGTCAAGTTGGGCTCGACGGGCCGCATGAACCACGCTGACGGCGCCGGGGGAGGCAGGCACGTCGCAGCCACTGGCTGAATCCGTGGCGTCGAGAAGGACTGACAGCCGCACATCAGCAGTAGCAAGGCGGTCACGCAATAGAGCCTGGTTACGTTTGGCATCGGTCAGTTCTCGAGTGTGCTGTTGATCGGAGACGGCGAGTTGTTGCTCTGTGGCCAGGCGCTTGTCCTGTTCGGCCTGCTGCTGACGGAGCGCGGCCTGGGTCATATTGTTTAGATCGTCAGTCTGCAGCGCTGCCTGCCACGCGAGCTGCCCCGCATAACGCCAGGCTTGCACCTGCCAGGCCGCGCCGAACGCAATGGTCATAGCGATCAACAAAACTGCCAATTTCTGTGGTGTGGTCAGCATTACTCATCCTCCCAATTGGGTAGGTCGACGGTATGCCCCGCCAGATGGTGTGTGCAGTCCTGGAGAAACTGGATTCGCCCACCGGTCACGAACGAATGGCAAACCCTCGGGCCGTCCGACCTGTTGTATCGGACCAGAATGCTTGGCGTGAACGTCGGCGTCTCCACATTGCCATTCCACCCCCACCGTGGCCCGGGCCCATTTCCATGCGACACACCATGAGCGATACCGCATCCCGGGCATTCGAAATACAGCCGATCTGCTTCGGCTTGGGCCAGGCAGCGGGACACTTTCCGTAATGCCGTCATGACAGACCTCCACCCGCCAAGCGGTACTGCTGGATCAAGTCGTCAAGCCGATGTTCACGCTGGCCATACCCTGCACCAGGCAAGCTTGCCCAAATATTCCGGCACTTTGCGATCGCTGTTTCTATCCGGCCTGCATGCACGTCCGGTAACGCACGGCATTCGCGGATGTGTTGCAGAGCAAGCAGATCCTGGCTGATCGGGCTGAAGTCAGGCAGGGCCAGCAACGTTCGGTAATACGGCCAGTCCTTCAGCATTTGCTGGTATCGGCCCGAGGCATTAGATGTCAGGCCCTTGCTGTTGATGACCTTCGAGCGCCGTCCCTTTGCGAAGGGGTGATCACTGAAATCTGTGAAGACCTCAGGCTTTCTGTCGATGCCCGTCACGATGACGTCATAGCCATCCAGGGCCGTGGCCGGCGATGTGCTGGTCCCCTCGGACGAAGCGAGCATGTCGAGGAAGGCCAGCGCATTGCGGCTGCCCGCTTGGGTGGTCGATAGTCGTGCCATGCCCTTTTCTCCAGACGAAAAAAACCCGCACAACGGCGGGCATTAGAGGTGGAATAAACTTTGTTGAGTTCGTTTTAAACGGTGCTCCACTCAAATGAATGGGGCCAGAAAACCTGTGATGATAAGAAGTTCCGCCCCGTTATTAATTGACAGCCTTTGCGGTAGGGCACATCGCTATCATCTGCGCCAAATTAACCCTACAAGGAACGCGTCAATGGTGTTGAGACCCACCAAAACTACCAATCACCACGGATGGGTTTGGGTCTACAAAAAAATCAGACGTCTTGGATTTTCTCGATTCACTGCTTGGTACAGAGCAAGCCTTTACGCTCTCAGAGGAGACACCGGAACTTTCAGGTTCAAAAACGGCTGGGAAAAATTCCGCTTCCGCCGCAAACCATGAGTTGCGGCGGGCTTATAGGTTTACCTGGCCAGCTATGGGAAAGTCGACGGGGCGGTGAAGGTGTCTCCAGCAAACCGGCCACCTGCAGCGAAAGCGGCATCCCATAACGCCTTGTCGAGGGCGTCGACGTCAGAGTAGGTTCGCCCCGATACGGTCAGATCCTCGCAGTAGCCACGATAGAAGATGTCCGAGGGGCATTGATTGGTCAGCGCGGAGCCAGATCCACCGTTACCGAAAATAATGCTCCCGGCCGCTGCCGCAACCGTATCACCACTCCCCGCAGACGCTCGCATAGAGGAGTACCGGTTGGCCACGGCATTGGCACCGCCGACGAAGTTGTAAAGCCCGGAAGCCTTGCCTGTGTTTCCGGCGCCACTCATGTACCCCAGGAAGTTACCGCCGCTACCGATCTCCATGTATCGATGCCCCGTAGAGAGCGCAGCGCGTGTGCGATGTGCCCATACCGAGAAATAGAACAGGTGGGTCTTGTTCGCGATGATGTAGTCACGGATCGCTGTTGCGACGTTGATCTGTGATCCATGACCACTCACCGTGTTGTTCACTTGGCTGTAAATGGCGTGCAGGCCCTTCTTGGGCGTTCGCTCAATCAATGCGTCGGCCGCGACCGCGTTGCTGCTGAACACCCCGGCCAAGCTGCTCTCAGTGCCAGCGCCAAGCACCGCTGCGGCTTCGGCGTAAGCGATATTGGGGATAACAGCACCCGCTGCCGGCACTCCGCTCACACCACCCAAGCTATGCCCCAAGTCGAACAGATACAGCGACCCCGCACTCAGCAACGCATCGGAGCGCAGAATGGGCAACGTCGTATCGGTGAAGGTGATGCCATCCAGTACGGTTTTTTGTCCGGCCATTACCAGAACCTCCGGTTAATTTCATAGGCAATGCGACGGGCGATATGCCCGTTGCTGATCGTGGTGTTGTGGATGATGTCCAGCCGCAGCGAACGCGGAACCACGCCCTTGGCCACATCGTCGAGATCGTCGGCGCTGCCGTCGTTGAACTGCATGAGCCACTCGCGGATCTTGATCACGCGATCGCCGTACTCGGTGGTGGCCCAATCTTCCAGCGCGACACAGTTGTTGTAGGTAGCGGTACCAACACCCTCCCCCGTCGACGTCCCCGGTGTCGGGTTGCCGCCAAGCGGCGGCGTGATGATCAGGTAGCGCTTCTCAGCAGTTTTCTGCACACCCACCATCGCCCGGATGTCGGCCTTGATCTGCTCGATGTTGTCGAGGTTGTTGCGACCCATCCAGATAATCTCTGTGTAAAACCCGTCGCCGGGCACGTCGGGTACAAACGGCGACTGGGGCGCGCTGTATCGGGCGTCTCCGGCGGCATCCCGAGCAAACGTGTAAACATCCGACGAGTCCCCTGTCTCACTGTGCGTGCACGTCAGCGTCCCATGGATGCCGCCCAAGGTACCTGGCAACGTGTAGGTGCCGGAATTGGTCGCGGGCGTGGACAGCAATAAGGTGCTCAACGCCGTGACCGTCACCGAACCCGAGGCCGGGATCTGGTTGTCCGTGACGGTCAGCAGTGCGGTACCAGCACCGAAACGCGCGGCGATCTGGCGAGACGTCTGGCCGCCAATACCGCCATTCACAATGGTCCGCGCACTGATCAGTGGCGCAAGTTGCTCGCGCCAGGTGACCTGGCTGCTATTGGCTGTCAGGGAATCTCCCACACAGAGCAGATCGTGCACCGGCTTGAGGTATTCAATCCCTGTCACATCGGGAATATGAATATCAAAGTTACCCACCGTTTTGCCGGCTGTGGTGATGCCCAGCGCAATACGGCCAACCGCATCGACGACGGCCCAGACATAGCCGGACTCTGGACTCAGTTGAACCGCAATGAAGCCCGACAGATCGGCCCCCAGCGCTTTGCGAGGTACGGCACCAGTGCCGAGCAAGAATTTCCCGGTAACGGTCCCGTCCACTCGAAGAGCCAGCCCAATCCGGCCCAGGGTATCGATCACTGCCCACGCGTATCCCGACTGAGGATCCAACGCCTTGGCGATGAATCCGTCGAGGTCGAGTTTCAGCGTGCTGCGATCGACGGTACCGTCGCGCAGCATGAACTTACCCACCAGTGAACCATCCACCCGGCACCCCAGCGCCATGCGCCCAACCGAGTCGACCAGCGCCCAGGTGTAACCGGACTCTACGGCCAGTCGAACAAACCGTAGCTCCAAGCCGTTAAACGTGCCGCTCTCAACGGCCGAGGTGCGCACGTCTATCTCTGCGATGTAACCCACTGACGGATCATCGGAGACGTGCCTGGCCTCCGTGGCACTGACCCGCACATACAGACTGCGCGATATATCTGGCGAGGTGGGTTCGACGTAAAAAGACTGGCCGTCGACCGTCGCCAGAAGACCTGCAGCGACAGTGGCATGCACTTTCCCATCGACCATATCGCGGTTGAGACGATCAATTTCCGCATTGATCATATCCACCGGATCACTGGTACCGATGCCCTGCAGCAGCGGCGCTCGGTACCCCGCATAACCAATCTGAATATCGATGCGGGCCGCCGTGGTGTAGAAGAACACCCGCGCACTGGCATCGGCATGCATGGGATTGGCTAGAACCACGGTCGCCGCCGCATCGGAAAACAGCGGCGCCAACGTCTCACTCCCCGAGACAAGCACACTCACCGTTGCTCCGGGCAATAGCACGCCGTCTTCAGCCCTTGCGGCAAAGAATTGAATAGGTTGCATGATGAGCCTCTATCAGGTGTTGAAGGTGATCGCAGGGGCGAAGTTGAGGTGACTGCGTACACTGCTCCAGGTGTCGTACGCTGCAGCGCAGAGGTAATACGTGGTGTCTGGCGTCAGTCCCGTGATCTGCCCGGTACGTGATACGCCTTGATAGCCGACCGTTCCTGCGGTTGCCGGATCAAAGTCCTCCTCTGTCGAATACATAAACACATAGCCCGCCGTGTCTGCTGCTGCACTGGCCGCGCAACTGACATCCGCGGTGGTGGTGCCAGTGACCGTGGCGGCGGTTCCGGTAACGGGCGCCGGCGCCGTATTGGTGACCAACAACGACACCAACTGTGCCTGGCCTGCAGCATTGCGCTCGATGACCTCCACCCGATAGCTGCGAATGAGCGCGCCGTCCACCAGCGCATCTTCACGTTGGTACGTGAATGCCGTGCTGGTGGTCGCCACCTCTCGCAGGAGGGCATTACTGCCCGCGTGACGAACACGCACCAAGCGATCCTCGGCACGAGCTCCGGCCACCCAGCTGACGGTGAAGTACGGCGCCTCGAAGGCACCCACCAGGGCGAGGTTTTGCGCGGTATCAGGCGCTACCCGAGCCGGCGACAACGTGACGCTGTAGGCGGTGACATCCGCCAGATCCTCAAGCGCTCGACCGAACACGTTAAATGAGCGGAACTTGACCCAGACAGTCTTGCCGACCTGGTCGGATGTGTAGCTGTACTTCCAGACGGCATCATCCAACCGCACAAAGGGTGAGCCCGCCGAGTGGCTTGACACCGATGTGCTAAGTCGCCCGCGTCGCAGATAGCTCAGCTCATAGCCTCCGATGCCCGTGAGCACCGGGTCGCGGTAACTCAAGAGCTCACCTGCCACCCAACACAGCGTGGCGCCACTGTCCGCTTCGGCGGTCGTGGCCGCTGCCAGCTCGGTCGCCGCTGCAAGTTGTACCGACAAGGTGTTGACCGTATCGGGGTCGCTTCCGGATGCAAGCGTTGCGGTCAACTGGCCCATGCGCGCCCTGCCGTAAATCGTCTCCGCTAACCGGTAGCTGTCGCCATCAGCGCTGATCCAGATCTCACAACCGCCCCAGGCTTCACCCACACCGGCAACACCGCCCCAGATCTGCAATGTGCCGGCGGGCAGCAAGCTCTCGGGCGGGTTGAACATGATGGGAGTCAGAACAGGGCCTGGCGCGACATTCTGATTGCCTTGGTAACCGCTTTTACTCTGTACGGGATAGTTGGGTGCGCTGCCGACGCCCAGCAACGCATCCTCGGCCACGATCGCCAACTTACCCAGCTCGTCCTCCTCAACCGAAATCAACCGGACCAGGCGCTGATGCAGGTTCAAGCCAGGCTCAGTGATCGTGACCAGGTCCATAGGTTCGAGGAGCACATACTGCCAGCCGAGGGAGAACTCATATTCATTGCGCACATACAGCTTACGCTGCACCAGCAACTGCGCTGCATGGGCTCCAATGGCGATATTGCAGATCTCGTACGCTTTGATGGTGTCCATCGGCTTGGAGCCAAACTGCTCAATGGCAGCCTGATCAGGCGCACGCACCACGTCGGTGTTGTACTCGTGATCGCGATCAAGGATCTCCAGCGACACTTCGTTGTAGCTGTCGGCCTGGCTCTTGATCTTGAGCGAGACCGGAGGCTCACCGTCCTCTGAAAGGAAATCGTCATCGGTCAGATCCGCCACCGGCGTGATGTTCGGAAACCACGTCACGCCGTTACCGGTGACGGCCTGGTCGCCGTAGGGGATCACCTTGAGTTGACCGGCGGACCACACCAGCTCGCTGTTGGTCAGTTGCAACCAGCGCGCGATCGCCTCATTCGCCGGCGACTGCTCGTCGAGTACCGGACTCAAGAGTAAGTTTTCCGCCAAGCAATAGTTGCGGTAGTTCGACATATCCGCGACCCATGCCGGGGTAAAACCGATACCGTCCAATGGATCGAGCAAAAGCCCCGGCAGGAAATCGCCCGGGTTGGCATCCGGTAGCCCGGGCACCTGATAACGCCCGTCCACCTCGAAGGTATGATTCTGGACGCCGGCATTATCGTTGAGCAGGTACCTGCTGGAAAACACGTAGGCCGTATCGGAATAGGCAATCGCTTCGGCAGGGTGGCGAGTTTGAAGAAAACCCCACACGGCCTGATCATGAGTGCCATTGGCGTAGTTCAAACCCACTTGAGCAAGCGATGTGAATACTTCCTTGTCGCGAAAGACACGGTGAATGGCACCCAGCGGCCCACGCCCGACCGCAAGGATCAGCGCCGCATAATAGGTATAGGTCGTGTCTTTTTGAGTAGCTCCGCCCCCGCCTTTACCTCCCGACTTTTTCGTCGTGGTTTTGGCGACAGCTTCGAAGTCACTGTAATAAATGAGGTTAGGGCTGATGCGATTGCGGCCGGCGATCCAGGCGATCGGCTTGCCACTCGCACTGCTCTGGATCTGCAGCGCGTTGATGCGCGTTGCACTGTTGGAAATGGTACTACTGCTGCCCCCCATCGCTGACTCCATATCGGTTAAGTGTGTAATAACGCACGGTGTGGCTGGAGAGCCGCTCCTCACGCCTATCTGCAAACTCGACGCCGATGTCCCGATAGGCGTGAATGATGCGATGCTCATCGACCACAACCGCGCCGTGGCTGAAGGTCCGGCCGAATTTCCAGATCGCGACATCACCACGCTGTGGCGTATCGATCTGCCGGCCGTACAACTCCAGCCAGCCCAGATAACGCTCCTCACTGCGATGCAGGTGCCAGTCCTGGGCATAGGCCCCGGGATCGATCGAGGGAATCAACCCGGCGGCGTGATACACCTCAATTAGCAACCATGCGCAATCGACGCCGACGCCGAGCAGGTGCTGCCGGTGCTGGTACGGCGTGCGCAACCAGAGCTCAGCCTGCGCGACCACGGCATCACGCTGCAGCACTTCGAACGGGCTCATACCGATGTCTCCGCGACGGGAATGAACGGCATCCCCCGGTACCGCGCTCGGTTGCCGAATTTGTTGGTGCAGGCATCCAGCGTCCGTGGGCAACCCGGGTAAATCAGAAACTGATCACCTGCCACTGGCACGCCTGGCAGGCCCAGGATCATCGTCACGGCGCCATCGGCAGTGAATCGGCGTACGGTTCTTGTCACTCCTGCATTGGCGCCGTTCACAAAACGAATCACGCCCTGGTCGAACCAGCCCTGGGTGGCGGGCACATTGGAGTTCACACGCAGGGCCGTGCTGCCGCCCTGGACCACACCCACGGTTTCAAATAGGGCACGGTTCACCCCGCAATCGGCGCTGTACACCGTGCGCAGGCACGAGGGCTGATAAACGCCCCGGGGCACGTTGGTATCCAGAAGCTCGATCGGCGACTTTACTGTCACCGTCGCCTGCTCGCGGTCGGCAGGATCCACCTCGGCGACCCGCCCGATAAAACGTGTGACCGTGCCCACCACGGGCGACCGCCAGTCCGCCATAAACGCTCGGACAAGGTTCAGGGTGGCACCGTCAAAACCGCCGCCGGCAATGAATGGCAGCAAGGGCTCGCCGAACACGGTGTCGTCCATGCCGGCGGTAAAGGTCACGTTCAACGTGTCGACCTCAATCCCGCGCACCGCACGTACGCCGGTGCGCTTGATCAGCGGCCCGCTGGCCGAGTAGTTCTGTCCGGCATAGAAGATCTGCAAACCCGCATCGGTGTAACGCAGCGCCTGGCCGCTGGCCAGGGCAATCGTGTACAGATCCGCCATGACGAAACTGCGCGCCGTGGCCAGAAAGGATTTCAGTTCAGGTGTGGCATCGATCATGGCTTGATACTCGTGAACGCGATGTTTTTGAGCTCCCAAATCGCGCGATAAGGCTGAGCCCCGTCGAGCGAATCGGCCTCGAAAGCACAGCGAAAATAAAAGGCCCCGCTCCACACCAGCACCGCGTTGATGGGCGGGGCCAGCGCAAAGGTAATTCGCCCCAACTCATCCACGCTGTATCCGGAAGTGGAAACGCCCCCGACGGTCACAACATCCACATTAACGACACCGTAGACCGGCTCTACCCAGTGCCCAATCTCCCGGGAAAGCTGAAATGTTCGCGTGGTGCCGTCCCCGGTGCCGAAGCGCTGAAGCGTTACCAGGTGATCACTGCGGTCGAAGAACAGGAACTCGCCGAATTGCCCTTTGCGCTGATTGAAGAACTCAATCAGCCTCGACCACTCATCCAACCCAGGGCGCTTGCGCACGGCGTTGTAACTCAGCTGGAAAGACCACAGCGGCGCCGGGTAGTAAGCCGTTGTCCGGCGTCGACCACTGGCAGCTTTCTGCACACCGGTACTCCACTCAGGCGCCTTTTTTGAAAGCAGGGTTTGCCCGGGCAGGCGCGGCAGAACGCCTTCAACCGCCGCGCCCATATCGGGGTAACTAGCGATCCAGCGCGCCGGCCAAAAAGGTCCTAACGACATCTCGCCCCCCTAAGTTTTGATGGCGCCGTTGCGCCGCATTTTTTGCATTTCCTCGGCCAGCACCCGGGCACCCCGCCGAATATCAGCGGGCGACATCCGGCCGCTGCTGTCGTGGTAGTGATAGCTGTTGCCAGAACCGCCCAACTGCCCTTCCCCATTGGCTGCCTGGCGAATGACATTGGCGTATTGCTTGGGCAGCACCATTTCCTGCTCGTGGAGTTGTGTCATGGGGTTGGTACCGGCAGGGATGTCATAGCCGCCCTCGGCCGAAGCAACGTTTTTCACCAGGCCAAATACGAACGCGCCTGCAGCAACCGCAGCCGCCGCGCCGAGGATCGGACCAATGATTGGAATGGCTGACATGGCTGCAAAAGCACCAGCCATGGCCTGCCAGGCACTGGCAATGATGTTTTTGATTGTGGCTGCGCCCCAGATCGCTACGGACATGGCCGCACCGCCTGCCTCTGCAGCCGTTCGAGCGCCTACACCCACTACCGTCGCGCCGGTTTTAGCCGTCTCACCGAACATCCAGGCCATCAACGGCTTGGTGACCATGTTCTCAACGAACGCTGTGCCGATGCTGGTGAAGATCCCGCGCAGAAGGCCCTGAGTACTCATGGTACCGCTGATGATCCCGGTAAGCCCGCTCGACCAGCTGGTACGCAGACTGTCGACCATGCCCGTCCAGTTGCTTTGCGATTCGAAGGTTTGCTGCCTGCCAATCACAGCCATGCTGTTGCGGTGGGTTTGCTCCAGCGCCAGGATCTGCTGCTGGACCTGCTGCAGGGCGACCGGGTTGCGGTCAGGATCCTGCTCCAGCAGCGCCTTACGCT